GCGTAGGAGGACTGATCCCCATGGCAGCACCCAAGCGCGTATCCCAGAAGGTCACCATGCAGAAGGTCACCATGAAGCGCCGTGCTGGGCCGACTGCCCCGAAGAAGAAGGGCAGGGTCATCAAGCGCGGCGTCAACCCCGAACAGTATTAGGAGGGAGGCGGCATGATCCTGAACCGTGAGCCGGTAGTCATCGCAGGGCTCATCCAAGCAGCCCTCGCGCTGGCCTTCGTCACCGTCGCCAGCAGGGCTTGACGCATCGAGTAGAATCGGTGTGAACCCGCTCTGTACGCGTGGGTGCTCCTTTGCGCACGTTGCCCCTCAGACTGGCTGACAGGTCAAGTCGAGGGGCTTCGTGTTGCCCTCGGTGCTAGGATGCCGCACAGGAGGTGACCTGTGAGCAACCCTGACCACGAATGTCCTGACTGCGGCAACGTCCACAAGATCGACGCCTCTGAGCGTATCCGACGACTGGAAGCCGAGGTAGAGCGCCTGAAGGCCCATCACGGCTGTGGCCATAGGTGCCACTGCAACCCCTACTACTACTCGACCACCTACTGGCCGACCATCTACAACTGGCCGACCACCGGCTCGGGCACCACCCGCGACCTGCGCTACACCACTGGTCTGCAGACCAGTGATGCCAGCGACAACCAGTGGTGACCGAACCGGAGCAGGCCGTCCGCGCCATTCGCCTCCCCGTCGAGTTGCTGGAACAACTGCTGACGGAGGCCAACCCGGGGGCCTACATCACCGTCCACTGGGGTGACCCTGACTCCCACGGGGTCTACGCCCCCAACTTCGAGATCACCCATATCCAGACCAAGGTGGTGCACGAGTGACGTTCGTCCCGCGTTGCGGTATCTGCGACTCTGACCGGCGGCCCACGGTGGACGCCTTTCTGGCGGCTGGGCGCAAGGCCAACGCCATCGAGCAGGAGATGCGCAAGATCGGAGTGCCCACCAAGCAGGAAACCATCCTCAAACATCTGCGGGTGTGCCTCAACAATCAGCGCCCTGATGGTCGCATCCTGACCGACGCCGTGGTGGGCCGCAGCAAGTACGACTTCGCCACGTCCGTGCGCGATGAGGCCCAGCGCCTGCTGGACGCCGGGCAACTGAAGATTCGCAGCAGTGACGGGCTGTGGGCCCAGAGCCTGCTGGACAAGCGCGAAGAGAAGAAGGCCGACCGCGACTTCCTGACCAACCTCGCCCTGTTGCTGACCGGCACGCCCGCCCCGCCGGAGATCATCGTGGGGGAGTGGAGCAGCGTTGATACCGACCAGCCCCGTCAACTTCCCGGCTGACCTCGCCGCTGGGCGCTGGGACGTTGCGTTCTTCAGCCACCGCTTTCTCGGTATCGAGGCGCACCCCGGCCAGATTCGTTTCTGGCGAGCGGCTCTCAGTCGCTCTCCGGGTGGCTGGCAGGCGGCCTATCTGACGCTGGTGGTCAGCGCTGGCAACCGGGCGGGTAAGACGTTGGCGCTGGCCATCCTGATCTTGCACAACACCGTCTACAAGATGGGCCGTCCCGTGCCGCTGGGCGGCAAGGAGGCGCTGACGTGGCTGCGGGCCACCTACAACTGGTACCACTTCGGCATCCAGCAGGAAACCGCCGAACTGGTCTTTCACGAGATCGTGCGCATCCTGAGCGGGGTGCATGATGCGCAACAGGGGCGCGGCTGTCCGCTGATTGAGGAACTGGGCCCCGAGGTCATCGACTTCTCGCGCAAGGACCGGGGGGTGTACCCGTGGATCGTGATTCACCCCGCGCTGGGTGGCGGCCAGATTCACTTCCGCACCACCGCTGAACAGGCGCTCGGCTCACTGGGCAAGGACATGGACGGCATCTCCTTCGATGAGTGCGCTTTCGAGCCGCAGTTGGAGTTCGTGGTCAATGAAGTCCTGCACCTGCGGCGGCTGGGGACCGGCGGCCAGTTGCTGTTGATTAGCACCGCTACAGAGGGCCTGACCGCGTTCGCTGATCTGTGGAATCTGGGTGACCCGAGTAACCCGGCGGTGGCCCCGGGCCACTATTCGCTGACCATCAGCACCAGAGAGAACATCGGCTTCGGGATCGACGCTACGACATTCGAGCGGATCGTTGCCTCCATGCCCGAGTATCTGATCCCGCAGAACATCGACGGTGGCTTCATTGAATCGCGCAGTTCGTTCTTCGGCAGCCAAGCCGTGGATGCTTGCTTCGTGGAAGAACTGCCGCCCGACGATGTGCCCAAGAAGGGCCATCGCTATGCACAGGGCGTGGACCCTGCCTTGACGTTCGACTCAACGTGGTCGATCACGCTGGACATGACCGATCCCGAACGGATCAGCGGGGTCCGCGCCCGTCGTAAGAGTGGCCGCCAAGATGTCCTCAGCGTGGCGGCGGTGGTGATCGAGGGTCACCGTCTGTTCAGTGGGGCGGGGGCCACGGTTACGACTGCGCTGGACTCGACCGGCTTCGGCGGGGCCGTCTTCCGTGACATCTTGGGCGAACTGCACCCCTTCCGGGCGGTGCCCTTCGGTGGCACGCGGGGCAAGAAAGTGCGCCTGCTGCTGGATTGCAAGGGGCTGATCGAGAAGGGCCGCCTGAAGTTTCCCCGCACCGGCATCTGGCTGGCCCTGCGCCGCCAACTGCTCGGTTACCGGCTGGACGACCGCAAGATCGAACAGGATGCGGTCATGGCTCTTGCGGTTGCGTGTAATGTGGTGGTGCGCAACAGTCGTGGGGCCGCTGCTGATCCGTCCTTCGACTTCTTCGCCACGGGTGAGCGACGTGGCACGTCTGCTGAGAGGGTGTTGGGACGCATCATCGTGACGGAGGGCTGAGTGGTAGCAAGCCTCAACATCGAGCAGGCGATTGTCTACGCCTCGGACGAAGACACCGAACTCCTGCGTGAGATCGCCGAGCGCAAGTCCAGCATCCAGTCGCAGCAGGACATCTTCGCGGTCCTGTGTGACCGCTTCGACAACCTGTATTACCCCTCCACCGTGCTGGAACACGCGGGAGCCAGCCATTGGGCCGAACACCCCAGCGCCCACACCATCGGCAAGAGCCACATCAGCATCAACGTGCCGCCCGCCTACGTGGACATCCCGGCCTCGTTGCAGTCGGTCACGCCGGTGCTCAACATGATCGCACTGGTGGACACCGAAGAGGGCCGCCACTTCGCGGCGCTGGCCGAGCGTCTGTATATGGCGTGGTCCGACGAAGATAGTTTCGACCTCAAAGCGCACCAAGCCTGCGTGGTCAAGTCCCTGTATGGACGTACGGCGGGCAAGGTCTTCTGGGACGCCAAGGCCGGACGGCCCACCGTGCGCATCGTGGATCAGCCGCGCAACCTGTATCTGGGCTGGGGCAACAGCGACTACACCCGCCTCGATTGGGCGCTGTATACCTACCGCCAGAGCGCCGAGGCGGTGTACGAGGACTGGGGCTTGGAGGTGCAGTCCACCGAAGAGCAGGGCAACGTCATCCCCTTCGTGCTGTCACCGGGGGCCGATCCGAGCAGCACCAACCAACGCTGGCTGCATGAACAGCACCTCGAAGTCGAGGTCTACGACTACTGGTACCGCCGCCCCAAGAAGCGTGTTCGCAAATCCAGCGGTGAGTACGGCCCGGTCGAGCACGAAACGTGGAACTGCATCTTCGTGGGCAACATCAAGGTCAAGCAGGAGCGCCACGCTGAGTACGACGGCAAGATTCCGTACGTGCCCCTGTTCAACACCTACGTGCCGGGCGTGCCTGACGGCAAGGCGGAACTGTACGACGTGGAGTCCCTGCTGCGCGAGAAGGACGAGCGGCTGACGCAGGGCTCGCAGTTGCTGGCCAAGGCGGTGGATGGCCAACTCTGGCAGTTGGTCGGGCCCGAGGCACCTGACGTGGTGCCGTCGGAGGCCATCCCCAAGCCCAACAAGGTATCGGCCCCGGGCCCGGGCAACCGGGTCGAGAACATCACGCCGTGGATGCCCGAGTTCCAGTTGGAAGCCTTCCTGTCGCGCCTCGACCGCGAGATCACCGACGTGACCGGCCTGAATGACCTGCTGCGCGGACTGGCTCCCACCGCCGTGTTGAGCAGCAGCAAGGCGATCAACGCACTGGTGTCCAACTACGAGGCCCGTATCCGCATCAAGCGCGACCTGTTCTACCGTTGGTGGAGGCAGGTGTGGGACTTGTGCGCCACGGTCTGGACCGCCAAGGCCAGCGCCCTCGCCCCGGTGTTGCAGGGCGTGGCTCGCTTGCAGTTGACCGCGCCGAGCCTGACCCCGCGTGATGACCTTGAAACGGCCAGCATGGCCAGCAACCTCGTCATCGCCAAACTGTGGAGCCAGAAGCGGGGCATGGATCGGGTCGGGGTGGACGATCCCGAGGTCGAGTCGGACATCATCCGTGCCGAGCGCACCGATGCCAGCATGTTCCCGCAGGATGTGCAGGTCATGGCTCAACTGATGCTGGTTTTGCAGCAACTCGGCTACAACGCCGGTCCCGCCCAGCAGCAACTCGGGGCACAGGCCCAGTCGCTCAATGACGTGCGCCAGTCGTTGGGCGGACGCACCGGCTCGGCTTCCCTGAATGGGCCGGGCGAGGCACCGCTGACCCCGCCAGAGGGTGGTCCGCCAGCGCCGGAGGGTGGCCTGCCGGAGCCGAACCTGCAAGCCCAGACCTTGGTACAGGAGGGCGAGGCCCAGAACCGGCTGGTCAGTAGCCAGCAGATCACGGGCGGCTAAGGGTGGCGCGTTCCGGTCGCTTTGGGCACCTGCCGCGTGCTGCACCCAGCCTGACCAGCGTGATGGTGTCGTTGGCGCGTGAGATGGCGGCTCGCCAAGACGCCAATGTGCTGGATGCGTGGAACAAGGGCGGCGAGGTGGACGGTGAGAAGATCACCGATGAGAAGTTGCTGCAACACCTGCGCGACCGGCGTGACGGGGTGGACCGCAACGACCCGCTGTGGGATACCTACGACAACCTGCTGACCGACTACTCCTTCTCCATCGAAGAGTCGAAGATGTCCTTGCGCTATGCCCGCAACGAGGTGGACGATGGCCAGATGGCGGCCTTCTACAGCGAGTGGGCCAATAAGTTGCCGACCGACTCCGAGGCGTATCGCAACCTCGCTCGCTCGGCTGCCCAGTTTCTGGATGCGGCGAAGCGTAAGGCTGAGGCGCGAGGGGCGGCGGCTCGGGGTAACGCCTACAAGAACGCTACCCAAGCGGCCTACGACCGCTACCAGCGCCCCTACGATGAGGCGTCCTTCTGGATGACCCAAGCCGCGATTGCGGCTCGTCTGATCGGTCCCGATGACGACATCAACGACCTGCGCTACGCCAGCGCACAGGATCAGGCCGTGTTCTACAACCTGTTCGATGAGATCGCCCAGAACCCTGACTTCGCCTTCATCCGTCAGAACATGGCGGCGGCAGGGCTGACGGCGCTCAACTACGGCCAGTGGGTGGCGTTGAGTACCAACTACGCGCAGGGGTTGGACGCTCGGATTCGGCTGGCGGTGGCCAATGGCAAGGCCTCCGAAGCCGAGCAGTTGCGGGCAGAGAAGGTGGACTTCACCCACGCGCAGGTGCAGTTTGGCGACCTTGATGAGTTGGATGCCTACGCGGCAGCCCGGGCTGACCTGCTCGACGTGCTGAGTGATCCGTCGGCACCGCCGGGTGCGGTGCAGCAGGCGCTGAACGACTATGGGCGCATCCTGAACCGTCTGCATGACAGCGCACAGGCCCCCGACTCCCGGTTGATGCTGTCGCGGGAACTGGATGCGCTGAACGGGAAGCGACCCAGCGCCGGTCCTACGGCTGGGGCCCCCGGCAACCTGTTGCGTACCGATGAAGAGGGTGGCATCAGTGATGCCGAGAGCACTTACAACCTGCGCGTGCGCAACACGGCCATCATGGACGGTATCGGCAAGGGGGAGTTGGTACTGACCAGCGAGGTGGTCCGCGATCAGGCGGGCAACTCGGTGACTCGTTACGTGCCGGTGTCCACCGCTGATCCGAGCCTGCAAGACCCGGCGGCAGGGATGCTGATGACGCAGAGCATCGGGGGCGGTCGCTCGGCGCTGGTGTGGGTGCCGTTCAAGCCCATCTTCTCGGTGGCGGGGACTGCCATTTCACCTCGCACTGGGCGGCCTTTGGAGAACCTGAACCCGACCGATGATCGGCAGGTGGGGGTCTACTACGTCCAGAACGGCAAGACCTACTTCGGAGTCTTCCAGAACGAAGGCCAAGTCGCGTGGTTCAGTGACAACCCGTTCGTCAACCCGACTAACTCGGCTGGTCTGAGGCCAACGATTGACCCCGAGTCAGGAGCGATGACCTTCCAGTGGACGACGCCCGGTGTTGCCTACAGTCAGAACGGGGTGCAATACCGCAAGGACGAGTACGACCCCTTCGCCATCATTCCGGCCTCAGCCATTGACCCGACCCATCCCAACTCGCACCGCTTCGATACGCCGGTCGAGGCCCTGAACCTCGAAGACCCCGAGATTCGGCGTGGCTTGCTGTCGATGAGCGCGGCGCAGATAGCGGCTACCTTCGAGCACGTCTACGCCGGGCAGTTCATCGAAAGACCGGGGCAGGGTACTCGTACGGTGCGGAGTTCGGACGGTAGCAGCCGCGAGGAACCTGTGATTCTGCGTATCCCGCGAGCGCAGGTGGAGATGCAGAACTGGGTGGATCAGCGCAATACCGCCGCTGCCTTGGAGAACAATGAGTTCACCTTGACCAGCCGGGCGGCCCGTCGCTCGGGGATGTTGCCCTTCACGGGGGATGAGCCGTTCTCGCCTATCGCCAATCCGTACGATGCTGCTATCGCTAACATCAACCGCCAGTTTGCTGGACAGCCCAGTGAAGCGGATCGGGCGCGAGAGATCATGCGCCAGCGCCAGAACGATCCTGAGTTCCAAGCGGCGCTGGTCCGCTCGCGGGCGGCTACGATGGTGGCCAAGGCCCAGTTCGAGCGAGAGCAGCAGGCGGCCATCCCGCCCATGTCACAGTTGATGGGCCGGGGCGGCCCGCCCAGTGTCAGCATCCCGGGTGCCGAACGCTACGCCGCGCTGCTGGCTGCCGCACGCAGGCAAGCCGGGGCGCTGCCCACCATCCAGTTGCCGGGAGTCAGTAACGATGCGCTGGGCGCATGGGTGCAGGCCCAGACCGGCCAGCGCCTGCCGCAGCATCCGACGTTGCCACCGTTGCCGGACTTCTACAAGGGCGGTTACCAAGGCCAGATCATCGGTGGTACGCAGCCGATCAGTACCCCGACGGTGGCTCCCGGTAACGTGGTGCCCAAGGGTGTGGACGTGCCTAGCCCGGCTCCATCCGGTACGCAGTTTGGTGGTATCCAGACCTTCA